TATTCCGGACTAAGGAGAGGAGATAGTACCACGCTCTAGCACCCCCATCAACTCTACATTAAATGCAGAATTGTGCATTGAGAGAGACAGTTATTTCAATCACATGAAACGAATCATGCCTAAAACAACGAAACAATCTAAAAACAATGGAAAGAAGAAATTACTTTCCTATAGACCATTTCTCGAAGTTCTGTACAAAACAGTTCTTCACGAATGTCTTGGCAATCAGGGTTATAATATGATTGCAGTCTGATGCGACTACGTCGAGCGACTTAAGTTCAATCATGGTTCTTTTAGGACCATCGAGATACTTAAGACGATAAGGCTCCACGTGACACGGTACCTCTGCGGGAAACCCCTCCTAGTCAACGACAAGAACGTCGCCGTTGATAAGTCGGGTCTTCCCCGTGCTTTGGGTGAACTTAAAACCCTAGCACGATCGCAGGATCCCAAGTCATTCCGCTTCCTATTGACTCTTTTAAACATCTCTCGAGCAATCGAGGGAGGTCATAAGGAAATGGATACCAGCAGCATAACAGATCCATCCAACGTTACGTTGGACTTCACAGCTATATCACCGGTGGTTGATAAGGCTCTTAAGGGGTTAAACATACCCTTGGGAACCCTACCCACTTGGGAGAAGTTCCACACATCAACGAAGGCAGGTCCATCAGCCCAGGCCCTTGTATCGTCTGTATGAGATGCAAAGACTTTGGTAAACGATTACCCCTCATTACTTAGGGATATCGCCACTGTTGGAAATAACCAAACATTGATGTCGATAATTCGAGCAGCTAGCACCTTCCCAGACCAATGCTGAGGGGAAGTGACCGGGAGTAATCCCAGACACACCATTCGCAGGCTTTCGCCTGTGAATGACCCGGAGGCTAAGGTGAGGGTGGTTGCTATTGTCGATTATTGATCTCAAACTGCACTCCTTCCACTCCACGAACTTATTATGGGGTGGTTGGAGGGTCTACCCGATGACTACACGTATCGGCAGACTGCAGATTGGGAAGTGGACGGAACCTCAGACTCATACTACTCCTTGGATCTAGTAAGTGCCACAGACAGATTTCCTGTTAGTTTTCAGGAATTTGTCCTAGGCAAGATCTTCGGAGAAGAGTACGCCGCGAGCTGAAGGCGTCTTATGGTACAAGTACCATTTGACACGCCCAGAGGAGACCAAATCGCTTACGCGGTTGGTCAACCGATGGGTGCCTACAGTTCGTGGGCTGTCTTCACTCTTTGTCACCATGTTGTGGTTCACTGCTGCGCACTAATGGCAGGAGTGAGTCCCAAGGGTACTTATCGTATCCTTGGAGATGACATCGTAATTAGAAACAGAAAGGTTGCAAGCCTTTACCGTAACTTCTTACGTAAACTCGATGTTCGTCTTTCGAAGAACAAAGAGCATGTCTCGCCACACATGTATGAGTTTGCTAAGCGATGGCACTATAAGGGCGAGGAAATCTCAGGACTAACCCTTAAAGGGTTGCTGAGTGTCCGAAACTACTGATGACGGTTACTCCCGGAACTAAGGGAGCAAATATCACGTTGTAGTAAGGACCAAGCCTTCATAGTGGCCCCCGAGGTCTTCCGCGCTTGTCTAGACCTACATGGCTCGCCGCTTCGTTTTGCGAAACGCCTGTATACCACTCAACTCCTCTTCAACCCATTCGGGAAGAAAGATGAGCATTGGCATATCCTATGATCCCGGTTCATCGAACCGCTCATATCAGGTTGTAGCCTTCATGAAAGCGTGAAACTTACTTTCATCAAGCAACTACTAGCGTACCAAGCTGGGTCAAGTCTAGATAGCTGTATACAAGAACTTCGTTCCCATAAAAAGGAATTTGAGGCTAAGCTTCAAATCCTTCTACAGAAAGAAGGTGTATACGTCTCTCCTAAAGCTCTGGTTGCATATTTGCCACCCGTGGCAATTATGAACCAACTCTTCTTCGAGGCAACTAACAAGTTGTCAAGAATTAAAGAGAGAGATTTCACTGAGGAAGAAATAATCAGAGAAGTCTCGAGCCCACCGATAGTGAACCCCCTCACACTTTTGAGTGAGCGGAGGAAACACTTACGGGCCAAAGCCCAATGTGATTCAACTAAGAAGTTCCAAAGGATGATTGGATTCATCCAATGGTTACGATCTCAGGCTTTTAAACCTGACTCGGACCTATCCAGGTTGTTTGCAAAACAACAGGATGCACTTCCTAGCTATGCTAGAGAACGTGTTTCTTGAAGTCATCTGGAACGGACATACATCCAAACTGGACGCATGCCTGTGTATCGGAGTCCATTCGACTTCCGTACTCGACGTTAACGCGGACAACAAGACGACCTGGTAAACCAAGAAGTTTATCAGACTCCTTTAGTCCCCGGCCGAAGCCAATTCCCATTCCTGGGTTTTGGTTCCGGACTTGTTATCCACTTGCAGGTCACGGAGGGGTTGGTCGGGAGAAACTCTCTCCCAAGTGGGATCGTCAAAGGTGATAAACCTGAGACTTTCCCACGAG